CAAACGAGGGTTTGAGCGAAAAGAGTTAATTAGGGGTTGTTATGGGGTATTAAGCGACGTCGCCGGGGTATGTGGCGTCGTCGTACTGGTAGTAAATGTCGCTGTACTGTCTTGCAGTCACCTGGCAGGTTCCGTCTGCCTGCGGCGCTATCTCCTCAAATATGGCGTCATAGATACCCCGCGTTGAGCTACAGAACACCAGTCGCGGCGGTTCAATGCTCGGATCGTTCAGCATGATTTCATCGAAAGCGGCTTGCCATGGAACAGACAACTGATAATCCCCGACGAAAGTGGCCTCCAGCAGCCCCGAGGCAGAGCCATCCTGGTAGCGCAAAATTGCGCGCGGGTTTTCAAAGGTCCAGTCCAGCGGTTCGGAGACGGTAAATACCGTTTCAATACCCGTTGTGGCCATATCCATAACCAGGCTACTTACCGTTTTATTTCCCGGAATGTCATCCGTCAGCAGAATGCGATCGCCATACTGATAGACCAGCGCATCCAGTTCTGTTGTCGTGTTATGGCCCAGCCGCTGATAGAGGTATTTCATCAGGCGGCGCATGCCGATTTGATAGGCGCGGTTCGGGTCAAGCACGCCATCGAGGGTATACTGCTCTATCTTACGGGGCGTAGGATTGTCCGGCGTGCGGCACTTTACGGTCTCTTCAGACCATGTGGTGCCATTGATATAGGTGACATCCACACCATCGTAATCATCGGCGGACGGCGCCGAAAAGGTGGTCTGTAACTCTTCAGTCATTTCATGCGGGCTGATAATGCCGGACCAGTTTTTAATCCCTTCCCTGCCTACAGATGCGAGCCCGTCACTCAGCAGGAAATATGATTTCCCCGCCGTGGTGATCTTCTGCAGCATTTCCAGCGCGGAGACACTGTCGCCTGTCGCGAAGTCGAAATACTCATTTTTCGGGGTCCAGTAGGTTGCCTCGAGGGTGTTAATGGCTTCAGTGTCCATCGCCAGGCCAAGAGAATTACCGACATGAAACAGCGCGCTGGAGATTCGCCGCGGAGCGCCGGTATCATAAATACGCGTGGCCACAACGTTTACGCGTCGATCAGACTGCGCTGCCAGTTTTCCTCCTGTCTCGACCGTCACGCCCATCAGCGTAACACCGGTGTAAGAGGCTGGTCGGGTTAGTAACCTCCCGCGCAGCGCCTGCCAGTACATCGAGTCACGCGCGTTATTGCTACCCTGCTCATTGCGGCGGCGGCACCGCACCTCAACCAGACCAGGGGAGGCCAGTTCAAAGCGCTCAGTGAACCCCAAGGCATTCACGTTTTTCATTTCGTAAACACCCTGCCGGCTTATCCATCCGGTACCGGAACCATACACCCGATACTGAATTTCCCATTCACAGTGCCTGACGCGCTTCTTACCTTTGTTGTCAAAGCCGCAAATACCGGAAGGGAATGAAAAGTTCACTTCAAATGCATTTACCACCTCATTATCCGGGCAGGCGAGAAACGGCCCCATCCAGCTATTGTTGTCGTTAATCCCGGTCGCCTGATAATCAATCATCGTCCTGGGTGAGAACCCCGGCCATGCAGGATCAATGCCTCCATTAATCATGCGCTGTACTGTCGCGGTCGTACCGTCTGCTGAGGCAATACGGTATTCATTTCCCCGGTGCGCAAGTGACAGCCGCTGTGTCCCTTCAGGAACACCGGAAAATGCTGCACCGCCAGCACCGCCATAAGCAAGGGTTACATTGGCGGTGATCGCCGGGCTGCCTCCGCTGGATGCGGTACCATCGGTGAAAACCGGACTATCCCCGAATACGGAAACAGGAAGTGATGATGCGGTAATACTGCCGCCCAGCCACGGGCTGGACTTCTCAATGATACGCACAACCCCGCCATCATCCTGAGCGACCAGGTTCGACCCGGCAATTGCTTCATTGATTGCCGCCAGCAGTCCAGACATATTGCCGTAGTTGGCGATAAACGAAACGGTATAGGTAGTTGCCTGCCAAGTCAGTGTAAATGTCTGGCTGATGATCGAAAAATCATAGGTTGTCGGGGCTGCACTGCCGCGCAATGAAGCAGCCGATCCCCCCACACCCGGAACAGCATCCTGCTTTGGCGTGAACGTAGCGATGAAGAGATCATATTCTGCCCCGTTAATTTCCAGCGTAACGGGCATACCAGCATAGGGGTTAATCTCAGTCACCGTATCACTGAACAGAACGCTGTAACCCGATGAAGAAGAGATCAGGTAGTTGGTCGGCGCAATGATAGTCACCAGTGCACCTTCCACCCAGGACTCAGGCAGAGAATCATCGCCATCATCATCACTCAGTCCGGTAAACGAAACCGACGATCCTGAAACGGTCATGCTGTCGGCGGTAATATCGGATGAATCCGGCGCTGTCTGCGCCATATCAAGGCCGTTGCCGCTGGACGTTCCTCCCACCTCGGTAGAATTGAACCAGTTTTCACTGCGGCGATCGCCTGAAACATTTGCTTCCGGCGGATACAGAGTCCAGGAAAATGAATCACCTAGGGCGGTGATAGGCGTCGAACCAATCCTGATATCGCCGTTTGTAAAAGTCACATTCCCGCGGCTCACGCAAATCATCATCTCAACCGTCATTCTGGTTGGATCATCTGGGTTAAAACGACTTACCGGCTGTACGACATAATCCGGATAAACCCGCGCACGACCGAACAACTCCCGGATGGGATCACCCAGTTTTGCCGTATTCGATTTTGCCGGATTTAAGTCCAGGGACTTCCCTGTTGATGAACCATACCCCCCCGAGTCGAGCTTATTCATCATGTAGATAGAATATGCTGCAGCGGATACCGCTACGACCAGAGCCGCTATAGCAAAGCCCGCAGCGTAAGGTACGGGGTAAATCTTCACGTCAGTATCTGGTGCCAGTTCGCGGCGCGGCCAATCCTCCACTGAGAGTGGCACGCCATCAATCTCAACGCTAACTGGTTGTGAGTTTCCAGAATCATAATTTTCGACGTTCATCTTCATCCATTCATGCAGGGTTATGAGGGCATGCTGATGGGTTTCCAGCGGTTCGCCGGGCAGTCGGGAGGGATAAATACGGATCGTCATCGCCAGAATTCCACCTTGATAAATCGCCGTTTAAATTTCCATACCGGCATAAAAGAAACATTTGACCCGGGGTTACATTCCGCTACCTGTAGCAATCCGTTCAGCTCAACAACAACCCCCACATGGGTAACCATTGTCCCCGAATAACACGCCACGCCAGCACCGATGCATGGCTCACAACGTTCGAGTTTTAACATCAGTTTTCTGGCTTCTTTATCAAGGCCGCCGCCGTCTTTGGTCACACCTGCAAAGTCTGGCCATTCAGGTAGCCCAAGGTCGCGACGTATCTCATTCACAATGCCAAAGCAGTCAAGTTTGGGAAAAGTACGGCCGCCCTTCAGCCAGGTGACCGAAAGGTATTTATCAGGTTCAAACATGGGGAAGCCTCAACTCATGTAACGCAGGCCGGGATACTCATTTAGGGTGTAACGGAATCTCGGCCAGGCGGTATCGAGAACGTTCATATAGCCGGCAGTGATTTGTGCCTGCAGCGCTGTCCAGGATCCCGATTTGATAGCGAGCGTATACGGCACGGTAGCCGGAGCATTAAGGTCCGTTGAAACATATTGCCTGTAAGTCATAGAGCCATATTGCCTCGCTGCCAGGGCATCACGAATCGATGTACTCGCCTCCCCTTTTATGTTGCTGACAGCGAACTTCAAATCCTGTGTTCCGTCGCTGTTTCTGGCCGGGATAGCGATATCGATAGCTGCGGCTGAAAAGGTAATAACAGCGCCATTTTCGGTCGTCGCTGTAATGTCGTCGTAGCCCTTGCAGAAATAATGCACCGTCGAACCGATATTGATTTGTAGTGTTTCGATGATGACTTCAGTTCCGCTGCTGGCGTAGAGGCGGTTGAGTATTGTCATGATTTTTACCCAATAAAAAAGGCCACCCGAAGGTGACCTTAAAAATTGGTGTCGAATGTGGGTGTACCCTCACCGGCAGGATCGCTATTCCGCGCTTTATTTCACGCTCCGGCTACGGAGCGGCATGAAGGACTTTCCCACAAATCGACACAAGTGATTATGAAGGTGAAACGGTTTTAATCAAGCCTTGGGCCACTCCTTATTCAGCGCAATATCCAGCAGTGAGCTTCCGACGATCCATTCCGGGTAATTACCCCATGGGGCAGGAGCAAGGGGGCGTTCCCATAACTCAAGCGTCGCCGTGTACTTCCAGTAAATCGGGGCCACCAGCACCGGTCCCTGATAAATATCTGTGAAGCGGCATTTGTAAAACTTAATGCCTGCCGGCGTCTGCAGCTTCATCATGAACCATGCAGCCCCGTCAGATAACGCATCACGGAACCAGGACTCAAACGCTAGGCCCTGCGCATCGGTTTCCATAAACCAGGTGATGCTGGCCTGCGTCGGCGTGGACGTATAAGCTCGCCTTTGCCGGGCGCGGCCGGTGGTTAACTGGGTTCGTTTTAACGGGCTTACAGGCTGGAATCCGTACCCTTCCTGTAAAGGCATGGGGAGATAGTCGTGCGGATAAAATATGTCAGCCATTATCCTGTTCTCCGTCCAGTGTTATATCCTCCGATTAATGCCTTATGTACCTGGCCTACCCCCTTTGCCAGATCGTTAGCGACCTGCTGATAACCTTGTTTGGCACCATCACGAGCGGCCTGCTGTACAAGCATCACAGTCGTATCAGAAGGGTTTCCATTGATAGTTATCGGAGGAACCGTGACTGTGGGACGGATGATGGTCGTTTGCTGGCTATTACTAACGTTCTGAACGCCAGTGCCGAACCCAGAACGCCCCAATGTCACATCAAGCGGTTTGCCGTTACGTAACGCCTCAAGCTGCGACACGCCGATTCGATTTGTGGACTCCTGATCGAAGACATATTCCCCTTTATGGACAATACCTGCCGGCTGATACTTTCCGCCTGAGCCAGTATATCCACCAGAAGCAAAGCCGACGGCGGCAGCACTGGAGATGCTGGACGTTATGGTAGCCATGAGGCCCGCAACAGTAGCCATCGCTGCTAAGTTGTATGGGAATGGCTGGCTTGAAAGCGCCTGCGCCATTGCCATTGGCAATTGAACAGCTGCCTGAGCAAGCGCAAAAGCTTTTTGCGTAACAAATGCCGCTTTATACATCACGGATTGCTCGCCGAACATGGTCCCCATAGCATCGGTGATACCGGAGAAAGAGTTTTGCGCAGATTGCATCTGTGCGGAATAAACTGCGGTATTTAGTGCCTGCTGGTTCTGTTGTCCTTGCTGTTGGAGAGCCAGCAGTTGCTGCTGCTTCTGCTGCTCATTCAGGACTGTGCTCTGCGTTATCGCCTGTTGTTGTTGGTTTAGCCACGTAGCGTAATCGGTCTGCGCCTGTTTTAGCTTCTCAATGATTTCAAGCTGAGGAGCAATTTGCAGCCCTATCATGTTCAATCCCTGCCCTGACAGGTCGCTGTTAGTCGCGCCAGAGGTTAGCGTCCCGCCAGCTTTATTCACCCCTGAGATAACAGAGTCCGGCAATATTGATTTGCTAATCAGATCGCTTGCCTGTTTACCTGCCGCCTCCGGAGTCAGTTTCTTCAGCTCAACCATCCTTTGAAGGATTTCGAGGCGTTTTTGCAACGTCTCATTTTGGCGCAATTCCTTTGGTGCAATTTGCGCCTGCATTTTTCGGTAGTCATCCAGTGTTTTAACGGAGTTTTGCAGTGCTTCCTGTTGCTTATAGGCCTGTAATATTTCGTCAGAACGGGAAAGAATCGACTTCTGGTCAGCGGTGAGTTGAGTTTTAGTTTTTAGGTCAGCAATTTGCTGTTCGAATTTAACTCGTGCCTGGGTAGCGCTGTTAAGCTTATCACTGGCATCCAGCTGGGACTGCATGGCAGCGGTCTGCTGGTTTATCTGATCAAGCAACCGGGTTGCTGCGTCCTCGGTATATGCTTTACCCTTTGGCGTCTTGGGTGGTTTCGGATCTTTGTACATCTCGTTAATGCGAGAAACATTTTTTGCATATTGCTCTGCAGTAATTGCACCAGCCTTCAGGAATTCGCTTTGCTGCTTAATAGCTTTATTGCGATTATCCGCATTGCTCAGATATTGCTGGTTAACGCGATCTGCTTCCTGCTGCGTTTTAATTCTTTGCTGTTCGGCTTCCTTAGCCTTCGCCTGTCCTTTGGTTACATCCCCCTGAAGATTGGCAACTGATTCGAGCAAATCTCTCTGTTTTATCATCTCCGGGAGGTTGGTAAACCTCGCGCTAAAACTGTTCCAGAACCCACCATCTTTTTGCCCTTTTTGGGCTTCAGCAATATTTTCGTTTAAGGTGGCAAGTTTATCCGTTAGTGTTTGTTCACGCCCAATATTGAGCATCGCATCCCAGGCGCCTTTGGCCGTTATACCCAGCGAGTCCCATGCACTTTCAAGAAGACCAAGATTCTGATGAATATCATTCGCACGCTGCTGCATGGCATTGGCGTAAGCATCAGTAGCCACCCGTGCAGCATCCTGCTGATTACCTTCATCCTGTAGCGCTTTAATCTGGTTGTAGGTTGCCAGTGTCAGAAAATGGTATTGGTCGTTAAGTTTGGTTATAGCCGCTACTGGATCAGCAGCAAGATCGTTGAAGTCGCTCACCAGCTTTTCTGTAGCAATACCCGTCGCATCACTGATCTTAACAATAGCGATTGTCACGCGTTCCAGAGAATCTCCAGCCACTTTCCCAGATGAAACTATCTGGTTGAGTGCGGCTGCGGACACGCCAGTGGTTGAGTTGGCAACTACTGAAACCCGAGCGGCCATATCTGCTAGTTGCCCTGTGGTTTTACCAACCAGATTTCCGCTAAGGGTCAACGACTTATAGAACTCGTCCTGCTCCTGAGAACCTTTGTAGTAGGCCAGCCCAAGAACACCAACAGCCGCGGCAGCTAGAGTGACAGGATTAATCAACCCCAGCACATACCCGCCAACACCTTTAATCGCGGGGCCAATACCGCCGAACATATCTTTCAACTGCCCGCCCTGCTGCATGAGCACCATGAATGGCGACTGACCTGTAGATAAGCCGACAATAATATCTGTCATTTGAGCAGGGATCATGCGCATAGCATTGGCAGTCTGAGCTGCAGATTGGCCTGTTTTACCCAATTGCGCTTGGGTTTTCTCCAGGGCATCGCGGGATTCTGCAAGTTTGCTGTTGAGGCGATCGTAAGCCAGGGGCGAAAGCATCCCGGATGTTTTGGCTGTATCAAGCTGGCGCTGTTGCTCGTTCAGGCGACGGAATGCTTCACCTACGGGATCTATTTGGGCCTCAAGGCGACGCAATGCGGCAACCTGCTCGTCGTGGGCCTTGGCTGCCTCGCGTTCTGCCTGAGCAGCTCCAGTAATCTCCCGGCGAGTCTCCTGCAGTTTTTTGCTGTAGGTGTCGAATTGGGCGGTATTTATTTTCCCTGACGATAGTGCAGAGGATAGTTCCGCTTGCTGTTGATCCAAATTTTTCAGAGCCGCTGACAGGGGGTCAATGCGGTCAATCATCCTCTGAAATGCCTGGGCTTGAGCCTCTTGTTGCTTAATTGCATCAGCCGCAGCTTTTTCTGCGTCGCGCTGGGCTTGGGCTTCTCCAGTTAGCTCCTTGCGAGCATCAGCAATTTTTTGACTGTAGGCATCATATTGTTCGAGGCTTAAATCACCTCGTTGAGCAGCAAGATAAATCTCTTTCTGCTGTTCTTTTAACCCTCTCAGGCCGCTGGATACGGGATCAATTTTATCCAGCATCCTCTGGAATGCCTGTGTCTGGGCCTCCTGCTGCACGGCAGCCAGTTTGCTGGCCTTTTCTGCTTCTCGTTGAGCTTGTGCAACGCCGCTTAACTCATCGGTCGTATCATTCAGCATTTTGGAGAGAGTGCGAAACTCTTCCTCGTCAATTAGCCCCTTGTCGAAGTATTTTTTCAGCTCACTAAAGCGGCGGCCAACCGTATCAATTGCAGCACCAACCGGATCAATGACTGCCCGCAATTTATTGAGCGCATCCTTTTCCTCGTCAGTCGCTTTTGTCACTTTGAACATGCTGGTTACGGCTTTATCACCAGACTGAGTCATCTTATCAAGCGCAATTGCAAGGCTGTCAGCCTGTTTTTCTGCCCCAGAGCTATCTATAACAATGGCCAAGCGGGAAGTTTGTTCTATCATTTGGCGATCTCCGGGCAATAAAAAACCCCGCCGGAGCGAGGTTAGATTTTTAATAAACAATTACTGTCGATATATGATAATTGTTGCGATTATTGGAACAGAGACAATGGCAGCCAGAATTAACCAGAAATATTTTTATCTGAGCATTTAACTGTTTTTAGAGACTCGAGCTGCTGAAGGCGTGCCTGAGCCTTTCTACGCGCTTCACTTTTAGCCATTCCATTACCGATGCCGAAATCACCAAGAGCACCCAATACAGTCCGTCCGTCAAACTGACCAGTAGTCTCGATCTCGTTCTGTATGCTATGCGTTTTCGCAATTTCCTGCTTAATGGCATTGCAGTCTAACGCTGCAGACTCTTCGCTGGTAACGGACGGAGCTTGCGGATACTGCTTAGTAGCACAACCAGAAATAGCTAACACCCCAGCAATTACTATCATCAATTTCTTCATTTTATGTTTCCCGTGATTACAATCGGAAACATCCTAACATATAGGCGCAGCTAAACAATGATAAGGCTATTTCACTATCGCCCGCCTTTTTTGCTCTTCCGCCCACTCAGCTCTACAGACATCATCAAGGGCCAGTATCGCTGCATCAAACTCAATGCGGTCGATCAGGATGGTGCGCGATGCCAGGTAAAGCTCAATATCGTTCAGGGATAGAGGGAGCGGCACTCCGGCCATGCCGGCATACTTTCTGCCGCGCGATATCATGGCGTAAGCGTTGAGGATCTCCCCAGTGACTGCATCGATTTCAGGCTCTGGAATGGGTGGGAGATTTAGTTTCTCCCTGCGCCACTTTGCCTTCTCGCCCTGTTCGCCGGCGAATTCCTTTAGCCACTTTTGGGCCTCTATGGCTTTTTTACGGTTTCCTGAGTCTGCTGCTCCTTACCCTGAGCAATGGCCGCCGCCTCAGCCAGAATAAGCCAGTACAGAGAGGGGTTTTGCTTCAGTAACGCAACACCACGCTCCGGTGTATACGCTACCGCCGTCTCCGTACCATCCACCAGTTCCCCCACGCCCTCCCAGTCTTTCAGAAGAAAGCGCGCGCAATTGTCGATGAGAAGATCATCAACCGAGTCAATCTCGCCCACACTGGCGAGATCGAAAGCATCCGTACCGACCTGGTAGCTCGCGTCCATTTTGTCGATATGGCGCCGCACCAGCGCATTGCGTGAGCGGTATTGTGGATTCTCGCTACTGGCCACCAGCAGACGGAGTTTAAATAGCGCCTCGTCTTCCGGCGTGAATTTCTTTTTACTTCCTGCTGGCTTTTTGTAAGGGAAAAACCAGCGTTCTCCGTTCAAATCAATTTGAGAAGAAATAATCAGCATAAAGACTCCCAAAAAAGCCCGAGCCGCGATGACTGCAGAACGGGCCAGGTAAATTAAGGCGCGGTAACGGTGATTTCAGACGTTGCCGTAAAGGTGCGGGCCTTACCGGTGATGGTTGCAGTGCCGGCTGCGTTACGTGTGACTTTCGCTGTTTTCTGCCCGGTAGAAACCACGCTGACGATAGTCGGATCCGATGACGTCCACTGGACGGTATCTGTTGAATCAGCTGGCGTAAGCGTGGCGGTTAACGTCACAGTAGATCCCACGGCCCCAGTTGAAGTGGCTGGCGCAACACTGATTGCCGTCGCCGGCACTTTAGGCACGCGCGTAATCGTCGGCGGCGTATTGGCCGCGGTGATATCCAGCTGAACCTGAACAATGTCAGTGCTCCCCGCATCCGGCCAGTCGCCGGAGATCTGCACTTCCGGGAAATCGAAGGTATAGGCGCCTTCAGCATTCTCCAGCGTGAAGCTAAACGGCACCGTTTCGCCGGTGAACGTTTTTTTGTAAACCTCCCATGCAGCCTTTGACCATGACAGCGTGATTTGACCTGACGGGGTAAAGGTTGTCGGAATGTTTGCGCCGGCGAACGCCGAACCGGTACCGATGCAGCGCTGAGTCTGCATATTGTTGTTGAACTGAATGTTAAAGGTGTCAACGCAGAAGCCTGTCCCGCCATCAACACCATTTAGCCGGATGTTTGTGACCTCTTTGAAGGAGTAACGCAGCGCCCCCGCTAAATCCACTGGCGTGGTGAAAAAGCTGGTATCGTCCCCCTTCGTCTCCCAGTCCAGGCCTGCAAACGTAATGGTTGCAGTGATATCACCATCGGCCGGGATTTCCATCAGGAAGGTACCAACCTGGCAACCGCGGGCAATCTGGGCGATCCCCACATCACTGGCAAAGGTCGCCACGGAGAACGTAATACGACCATTACCCATCGTCAGCACGTTATTTACCCATTCGGAACCGAAGCAGCTGGCAAGAAAATCATCATGCTGGTTCCAGCGAAACCGCGTGCCGACATCGCCGCCGACATCCACTGTGCCGCGTGAAACACCTTGCGCCATGCGGTCACCAGCGATTTCGTCATTGTCGTTGGTGTTCTGCGTTGGTTTCAGACCAAATGAAGAACGACGCAGCAGGTTCCACGCCCCTGCTGTAGGCGTGATTCCTGGCGTTGTCTCGCGAATAAACGCGGCTACTACTTTTGCACCTGAGCTCACAGGAGCCTCCTGTTTTTTGTGCGCTACAGAGCGCGATAAGGAATTTGAAGATTGAGCTGTAACCAGCCATCGGTCTCACCCGCCGGCACAGCAGAAACAGCGAAATAACTCAGCTTTCCGTCGTCCTTAAACTCGAATAGCTCCGTTAGCTGATCGGCCGTTCGGGAGATAAGCAACGTCCCGGAACCGACCGGAACAAACAGCTGAATGATGAGTAAGCCCGTCCTGTGGACTACCGGCCCATCCCCGATCTCGGTTGCGCCTGCCTGCCCTGCAATGTTGGTGAGGCGGGCCCAGATATCGCGGTTGCTGGGGTCAAATACCGGACCATTGGGATAATCCACCGCATCAGAGGCAATAGCGGTCTGTGCCGCCATTCGGGAAATGACAGCATTTCTGATTTCTGTAAGGGTCATTTGTAGGCCTGAATCACACCATTAAACGAGACGGCATAGACGCCTGTCGGCGCCTGTGTTGAGTGGCCATTCTCCAGAGGCACGGAGTAAGGCAGGTTCGACTGGATGTAAATCACCGAGTAGGCTGGCGCCTGGTCAATAATATTTTTGCCATTAAGAAACGTCATTGTCCCGCGCGGATCCGGTTCGGTCGGGACGGAATGATTAGGCTCGCCGATGCTGACAAAATGCGATGCCCTGAAGGTTCCTGCGCGATACTCAGCCGGCCGCATGATATCCATGCTGTCATTAACACGGACTTTCTTCCTGAGCCTTCCGGTTTTGGTCAGGTTAGCAGGATCGGCATAAAGAGATTCGTTCCATTCCCCAACAGCTTTGTTGTATTGAACCGCGGTCGCGTTGATGGCCCACAGCTCCGGGTTTCCTACCGGCGACCGTTGAACAATTTCATTCAGCAGTTGAATGGCGATTGTCCGCTGGCGTAGTTTGACATCTTCGGCCACCAGCCCGGCGAATGCCGCCGGGTCAATGTTCCAGCCCTTAGCCATATCACGCCCTCCGCAGTTGAATGGAGTACGCAGCTCCAGCAGAGTCGGCAGAAGCGGTGATGATCTCGTAACGCTGAAGCTCACCCGTAATCGGATCCGGTGCGATGATGATATGTCCGACGGCCGGCTTATCAGTCACCTCGTTAACCAGGGCGGTTAGCTTCACATCACCATGCAGAATATTAACGCCATCGATACGGCGGAGTTTATAGCGCGCCAGCACTCCGCGCCCTGAGTAAGTCACCTGTGTTTCAGTGCCGGTTTCCGTAACCGGATCCCAGGCACCACGAACGGTGTAACTGCCGGTGAACGCCTTAACCGCATCCTGCAGATCAGTATCGAATGCTGTGGCGACTTCTGTCTGCAACTCATCACGTATACCCATCGCATTCACCACCGCTATGACGGAATTTAACGATCACAGAACCGCGAAGCCTACGGGTATAGATTTCACCATTTCGTTTCGCCCGGAGTGGATGAGGTGCAAACTCAACAACGCCCTTTGCCGGGTTTGCGTAAACGACATAATTGATCGGGTTTCCATTCACAAACACATCGCGAGGGCCGAGCCCGTCACCGGCATAATGCACATCAGTGTTTTGCATATCACCCCCTTACCAGCCGTACCTGAGACTGACTAACGCCATAGGGCTTTAGCATTGCAAGCGCCAGCTGCAGATCAGAATCAAGCAATGCCGAGCTGTTGGTAGCGAGTTCCGCGAAGGTCTTTGAAACGCTGACATCATCGGCATCTACCGTCTTACTCAGCAACACACCAGAATCGGTTTTCTGCTGATAAAGGCCACCATTCGAGGCCGCTAGCGCTGCATAGGCGCCAGCCTGCTTCACATCGTCAGGAATGATGATTTCGTGAGTTGCCTTATCGCACGGCATTTTCAGGTTAAGTCCATTCATCCAGGTATTAGCCATCAGCACAGATTTGGCTTTTTTGCTTTCATCTGTCCAGGTGGCACCGAGAATCGAATTGACGTCTTCAACGGTGATGAAAGTGATCATGCATCACTCCATTTCTTTCCAGCCGTGCGCCTTCCAGTTCTCCACTTCATCAGGGTGAACGTTGGCGGTATTGGGCGCACCCGGGAATGCCGGGAAATCGGTAACCATCGCCACCAGCTGCGATGTGGTCGATACGGGTTCGTTGTTATCCGCCTGCGTAGACGCAGTTTGCTCAGCAGCTCGTTGGGCGCGCTGCTCTTTTGTTAATCCGGCCATTAGCCCTCCACTAAAAAAAGGGGCCGAAGCCCCTGTTTATCAGCCCAGCAACAACGCTGAGTGCGCCGACTTAACTGCCGCTACGCCCCAGGACAAACCGACTTCGTAACGCACCTGGCGATACTGGCGGTACAGTGCTACCTGGTAAGTGATGCCAGATACGGGGTCAGTAACGTTCATCACATCATCCGCAGTATCGCCGCCCTGCGGCATTGCCGGGGTTCGGGATGCAAGCAGGAATGCATTGCGATCAAACGCCATGTTTGCGGTGTAGGCGCCACCAGCGGTAATAGCGGTGTTGTCGGCCAGTGCCTGACGTAAGCCAGGAGCAGCCAGGGTGATTGCTGTGGCCGTCGCAGCAGCAACAAGGTATTTATTGCTGTCCCCGTCAAACGTCACGATGTCGCCCGCTGCAAAAGCACCTGTGCCGGTATCAATGGCAATCAGAATATCGCCTTCAGCTTTTGCTCCATTCACCAGGTATCCGGCAGCCGGAGATGCAGCGCGTTTCTTAACATGCGCGGATTCGTGGATGTTGAATCCTTCCAGTCGCCCCACGATACCTTCGCGCAGAAGCGCATCAGTACCAGACTCGTTTAGTTTGAACAGAACAGACTGTTTACCGCGGAGGTTTGCGATAGCCGAAGAACCGAGAACCATCTGCAGATCAGTTGTCGGCGAACCGTTGTCAGAGAGAACCTGGCGCGCATTTGCCGCATCCGACAAATCACCTGCAATACCGAAAGGAGCGGTGCCGGCCGTACCAACAGCACGAGAGGATGCGAAATACAGAGCCGCGAGATCTGCATCCATCTCATTAGCCAGCGCGCGAAAAGCCTGCTTAAACTGATCAGCAAGAATGGTGTTGTATGTCCCTGCGGGCCCCAGCGCCAGTTGTTCCTCACCGTTCCATTTGACCGGGGCCATTTTGGATTTGGTGATTTTGACATCAACGGTGCCGATCGTCTGGTCGCCGTCATTTGGCGCAGTAGCCCCCGGGGTAATATCAACAGTGGTTGCCGGTGGCGCAACCGGCGCAGTAACAGTCTGGTCCTTCGCCGCCGCATCAGCTTTAGCATTACGCGATACAGCCGGGATAAAACCGACCTGTTCGCGAGATACGGTATCCAGAGCCGTGAAGATAGTCGGGATCAACCCGGTGAGCGTATTAGCCATGTGTATGGATTCCTTGGAGATTAAAATATAGGGTTGGTTGAGCTATCCAGCTCCGGCACCAGCAGCCATCCGGCGGCTGGCAAAGAATTAATCGACGATGGTGATACCGTCTTTGAGAGTTGATTGCTGATCTGTCGGGCTCAAACTGGTAAACGCATCGCGTTTCATCGTTTTCTGCCCGAGTGAATGCTGAGACTGCCGTGAGCCGCCTCCCTGGTTGCCGCTGGCCTTCAGAATGTGGTCTTTCTGTGGGTACTGCTCCACCAGGAACTCCAGCGCCTCATCAAAGGCCGCCAGTTCGCCCGGCTTCGAGCGGGAATAAATTTTGTTGCCAGAGCCATCATAGGCAACGACTTTGCCGTCCTCGACTTTGAAGGACTGACCGAACCGCGCCTGAAGCATATCTGCCGGAATTGCTACTTTATCTGCGATGAATTTCGAGCCAGAGAACCGGCCGCCGATCATTTCCTGATAAAGCTGGCCTTCAAGGGTCGTCGCACGCTGAGTAGCTTCATCAAGCTGGGCCTGGAATGATTTGGTGATATCCGCTTTAACCTGATCAACGGCGCCTGCGTCGATCAGTTTTTTCTGGTCGATTTTAGTCATCATCTCCAGCGCTTCGAGCGCCTTTGCCGGATCGCCGATTTTGGCAAACTTAGCCAGACCGGCTTCAGCGGCTTCTTTGGCTTCACGATGAGATTTTGCCTCGCCATTCAGAGATGAGATTTTCCCAACGGCCTGCACAGCATCAAAACCAACTTCCTGGCCGTCATCGTGGACGTAGACGGGTAAACCGCTGGCATCGATTTCTGCATAGCTTTTGCCGTTAACTTCGACTGTTTTCAGTTTCATGTGGTTACCTTTTCGGTGGTCATCCGACCGTTGCACCGCTCACCATCCGGATCACGGCAATAAAAAAGGCCGCCCGGAGGCAGCCTGATTGAAGACTTAAAAAGCTTTAAAGTCTGGCGTTGCTGAACGCTTGAGCATCCAGGTTACGAAGTTGCTCCAGAGTCAGCCATTCGCCCTTGTCGTTGTAGAAATCATCGGGCGACATGCCGCCGTCACGAATCAGCCGGGCCCGGGTTACGCCAACGATCTGGGACTGTCGCGTGAACGACTGGCGCGAGAACCAGCCCTGATAATCGGTATCCGAAGGCACCTGCCCGTCCATGCTGGCACGTGAGCTATCTGATATTTGCCCAACAGCAATACCCAGCTCATCAGCCGATTTCAGGATGTAGGTTTCGACGCTGCGACAGCAGAAATGGATTTTCCCGGGTCCCTGCAGATACGGCACCTTATGGCCGATCGGCTTGTTATCCAGTGTGTACTTGAGGCGGTCGCGAATCCGACAGTCTTTTGATGTACGGTTATCCAAAGTGGATAACCACTGCTTACCCTTCAAAATGTCATCGTTCGCATCTGCAAAGCTTTTCCTGGCCGTAGAAGCAAGATGCCCCACAGCCGTTTTTGCAATACTGCCGGCATTGGTTCGGCTCATCTGCAGCGCGCCATCCTGATAGCCACGGTTAGCATGACCCCGGACCTTTCTGGCGATTTGCTCATGCGTATCGCCCAGGAGAAAACCCTGCCGCACTGTATTGGAAATTCTTGCCATCCTGTCAGCTTCAAGGTTATCTGCCCACTCCGAAAGCAGGCGCCCCTGAAACGGCTGTGCCATCGTAGCTGCGTAAACGGCATCCGGTGAAATGCCCACCAGTGGATGAAGCAATAGAACATCATCAGGAATCGCAAACTGGAACAGGCTCAGCTGAAAGCCTGCTTCGTGCTGAGCGAGTTGCTGCAGCTCATCAGATAGTCCCGCGTACATTGACTGCACAGCCTCGCGATTGAGAGCTCTGACACTAACGAGCAGCGCTTCCAGTCGCGACACGGTAAAGCTGTCAGCATCCAGGCTATCCATCGCTACCAGCAATCTGGCTGTCAGTTCCGCATCGCTGTCATTCAGGATTTTTATCATCCTGTTTGCAACACTGGTGCTGTACCGCGCTATCCATATCGCATGCGCTATCGATTCATCCTGAAGCTTGTCATTCGCCGTTGCCATTTGCACCACCCGGGTTATTCAGTCCGCCGGCCAGCGTGACCTGCTGATTTCGCAGCTCGTCGATTACCTCTTCGGGCTTCGCATCCGGATCGATAAATTTTAGGGCCTGCAAAACGCGAACAGCATCGACCTGACGTATATCACCACCCTGGCGGAGCGACTGAACAGCTGTTGCAGCTGCGGCATCAAACGTCTGGGCTGAAACATCCAGTTCGGTGCGTACATCGACATTGCCGCCTTCTTTCTCGCCCAGCCATTCCGCCATAATCTGCAGGATATTATCGAGCGCATCCTCAAGCGAGCTTGCCATGGTGTAGAGAGGTGAATTCTCCTGCATCCGCTCTTCGTGAGTCTGGTCTAAGGATTTAGTCGATGTGTTTTCCGCGCGCAGCAGTTTTGCGCCGGCCTGACGCATCTGGTTTTCCAGATCCTCAAGGGAAATCTTACCGGCTTCAATCGCAGCCCCGGTATGCTCGACATATTCCAGTCCCTGCCGCTGGCGGTCATCGAAACGAGTCGCAGAGGAAGAACCTATCGTCAACGTTTCGCCATCAGCCAGACCGTAAGCCACCAGCAACGGCACGCGAGCGACATGAAGAATGTTGTCCTGTTCACTCTGACTCTGCCAGTGCTTGATATTCAGTAAGGCGAGATTAAGCAGTGGCGGTGAACCGCGCATAAAGCCTGTGCGTTTCGTGTAAAGCGTCACCAGGGGAATATCATCGCGACTGGTTTCCCACTCGTCGTGAATCTGCCACTGGCTTTCGCCGTTATCACCTTTATTTCGGCGATAAATTTCAACCTTGCCCGGCATGATATGGCGTATTTGCTCAACTTTCGTTTGCCCGTAATCGTCGCCATCAATAATGATGACCTCTCTGATACGCAGATCGGTCAGCATCACTTTCCCTTTAACCACTTTCGATTTCCAGCCGATGACCTGGCGAGGATTTAACATCGTGGCATACGGGCGGGATCCCGCGGCTTTTTCGTCGGCTTTAGTTTTTACTGCCTCCCGGTCAATTTTCGGGAAATCCACCAGCGCATGTACCAGGCCATACTGGAATCCGATGCTGAAAAATTGCTGCGCCCAGACATCGAGCCGGTTTCCTTCCATATCAATATCCGGCGACAGCTCCCGTATTTGTTCAGGAGAATCCTCACTCAATACCGTCGGCTCAGCAAACACTCGCCCGATGTTTTGTTTAATGGCCTCTTCATAGGCAGGGAGTAACGTTGCCGAAGCCAAACGCTCCTTATAACTTTCAGGATCTTCGTTCGGCCATTTCGGGAGATACTTCTTGCCCTGCCGGCGCATTTCCAGCGTGCCGCCCATCAGCGCATCATTAATATCCCATGCCTCAACCATGTCGTTATAGTCGAGGTTGGGCGTTGAAATATCAGGCATGGTTTTACATCCGCAGTTGGGTGACTTTTCCAGTCGGTTTGATAATCGGGAATTGCTTCACAATGAAATACCCACCGGCATCGTTGGGATGATCGTTATCCGCCGTTTTATCCGGCTCACCGTTTTCGCCCCAAACCTGTTGCTCAAGCGACTCGGTGTACACCGGGCATCGCTTTACATTCACTTTGTAGCGACGTTCACCGTTACCATTGCAGAACATGGCATTCATCGCGTTGATGCGGTCTTTCACTGGCGGGTTTGATGCATTAACAACCACATTGAAGCCAGCCTGCTTAAGCTGAGCGATATCCGTGGCGCTGGCATTGCTGGATTTACGGGAATCGCCGGAAGCGTCCGGGTAAATATAGATTTCCCGTACCTTGCGATAATCGTTGCCGTCGTACAGCCAGAACCGTTCTTTGATGATGCGGATCATGTCAGGGGTGTCGTAAGCCTTAACGATTTCATTAACCGCAAACGGAAGCCCCAGACGTAACACATGAACAACCCCGGCCATCTTCCCGACGTTGAAATCCATACCGATATACAGGGGCTCACCGGGTTGCTCTTCTTCCCGGCAGTTATTCAGCTTACGGTCAAACTGATGGTAAATCGTCCCGCTGGTAAGGTTGGTGAACTGGCCACGGAGATAAGCCTTGATCAGCTCCGGCGGGTATGACTCCATCAGCGACGGGATATAGTCCGGCGGCAGATTCTTTTCGTTGTCGAACGTCGAGGCCTGCACCAGGCCGTACAGCGTTGAGAGCGAAGGCTTATCGCGTACAGCCTTTGCGAACTGCTGATAAACGAATTTAAAGCCTTCTGGTGTCGTGGTGACGTCGATCCCGTTACGAAGACCGGCTACGTTGTAACGCATACGGGCAATGATTTTTCGCCAGGCTAACTGCGCCTTTTTGGCGGGCATTACGTCCAGCTCATCAATCAGCGCATTACCGATTTTAAAACCAACGATGGTTTGTGGTTTCTCCATCGAGCGGCAGATCGTCGTGCCGCGATACTGGCGCCCGGCGTAGAAGTGAACCTCTTTGTTCCCCTCGTTGATTTTGACATTCAGCCCCCAGTCGTGGGCCACCTCCTCAACAGTGGGATAAAAGATGTCTCGGATCTGCGGATACGTTGGCGCAAAGTAACCCTGGTTGATTTTGGGGTGTTCCCACATCCCTTTGCAGATGCCACCACAACCGACCCACGTCTTACCGGAACCGAAGCCGGCGACGTAGGCCTTAAACTTGTACTGCATCGCAAGAAATTTGGCCTGAGGGATGTTAAGCGTCGGTGCTATCGCCATCCTCTTCCCTCACTCGTGCATCGACTACGTTGATATTGATTGCAACTGGCGTTGGTTCGTCATCCTCCGGATCAGCAGCCAGCTCTTTGCGTAATTTTTCGACCTCCAGCTGCCGGCGCTCAATTTCAATCAGCTGCAGACGCTGGGCGAACTCGCTATCAGCCAGGCCGAGCCGTTTCATCACCGCCTCGTACATTCGCTCGCGACTAATAGCGGTAATCTCTACGCCATTCTTCCCAAGCTTCACACCGGAATAGGCAAGCGCAGCATCCGGCGCCAGCTTACGCGTATCGGCGAAGAAAGGCTGGCCTACACCATCACCATTGCAGCGGGGGCATTCCGGGTTAGGTGCGCTGGTGTGGTCGTAACCGTAACCACCAACATCGACGGGCTCGCGACGTTTTCGCTCAAGCGCTTCGAGTCGCTTCTCTTCGTACTCCACGGCATCACGCCATTGATACTGATGACCAAAGCCCCAGCAGTAACGACAACTCCCGCGGCGATACTGTGATAGCTGGTTGGCGTCGAACGTTGCCAGGCGCCACATCTGCTCAAGCACTTCATCGGCACTTCCAAGCGTGCGCACAATGGATGCTTTCTGCTGCTGCGCAATGGCCTGCGCAATACTAACTTTTGCTAACAGCCTTGCTCCCTGTTCATTCGCTGTCTTCTTGCTGTACCCGGCACGGATAGCGGCCTGTGTGGCGTTGTTGTCCTTCAGGTATTCCGCGACAAATGAACGTTGTTGATCGGTGAGGCCATCATCATCCACCAACTCTTCTGCGCACTTTTCCTTTTGCACAGTGCGCAGTTTCTTCTGCGCAGGTTTTTGCGCAGTGGGTTTCTTGATGTATCGGCGGGCGGTAGCGTAATTCAGTCCCTGCGCTTCACACCAATCCTTCGGTGATACGCCGGTTGCGGCATGATCGGACAGGAACCGTTGCTGAAGCTCGCCCCAGTCCGGTTTTGCCATGGATTATTCCTATTTAACGTGAGGGAGAAAAAGGAATTACTGATTCTCCATAAAATATTCACTTTTATGTTTTGGAATTAAGGCTCTTTAGTTCAGGAGTTATTATGAAAAGAATTATGCTTGCTGTTTTTGTGATCTGTGGTGCGCTGTCACTTTCAGGATGTATCCTTCCCCCTGGTCCCCATGGAGGCGGACATGGTGGAGATCACTTCCATGGTCCTGAGCATCGTTAATCGCCTGAGGGCTTTCATTTTACAAATGATGAAAAAGGCCGCAAAAATATGCGGCCTTTAGTTACTACCAGCTAGCGTATAAAGAATTTCTCAGGAGCCACCCGGGAGAGGTTCATCTATACGGCTAACTGACCTCTGCCGTTCTGGTGTTGGCAGGCAGAGACGTTATGAGAGTAGTGAGTATTTCAAAATTCACCGGGATAAACAGACAATGATGTCAGTTACCCCGTGTAACTGGTAATTGGTGATTGATTGAACTGTCAGCTCAGACGATTTGTCTGATGGTCATTATCACAGGCACTCTATGAACGCCTGCTGTAATGCCTTAGCTGACCTGCTCAGCGGCAGTATCAAACAGCGCCAGCGCTTCGGTCGCTTCCTGGATTGCCTTACGGGTCTTCGAGACAATCTCACTTTCCGTGAAAACACGATCGAAAGAGTCAGCGAATAGCTCAGACTTCAGATAGCTGTCGCCTACCCAGTCAATGGCTAACTTCGCCGCTGCAGTGTCGTAATTCACTTTCTTGATAATATCCAGGCGGATTTGCTCAGATGCGGTGATCTCTGACATGTCTTACCTCTTTGATAAATAATACATACAGAAAGGCCCTGTATTAACAGGGCCTTTTATCGTCAAACTTTAGGGAACCAACGCTACAAGCCAGGTAAAGTAATGACACCCTGACTTTATACTAAAAAGTGACTCATATTAGAGCTAATGGTGATCATCCATAAAACCAGCCTGCGACACCAAGGAACATGGCTGACAGAAAACAACAAATTGCAGTTTTATGCATCAATACACCGTAAAAGGCGCAAGATATCACGACAAGAAGTACAATAAGGACAGGCCACATACTAAACAAAAGAATAGCATATGACTCTGAATTATTATAAATATTATTTTGCACTAGCATCATAATCCTTCTACGGCGTTTGAAAGCATTGCAATGATGCTAATTTTAAATTCCAACAGCGAATTTATAATAAATAGAAACCACCAAACCAACGAAAAATCACTTTTACCAAACAAAAATCATCACCAAGAAGATTCAACTACAACCCAAATATTCAACCCGTGTATATAACGCTGCACCGGAACACAAACAAATACACCTTCATTTAAACTTACTGACTTTATTATACTACCCGCAGGAGGAAAAACATCCCCACTCCCAGGCAACTTGTTAATTTGTTCAGTACCATATCGATAATACTCTGGAAGTTGTGGAAGTTTGCACTCAGTCATAATTAGCAGCTCATTTTATAAGAACTCAATGTAGCATGTATGATGAACTAAAAAACCCACATTGCAAACAATATATTTCGTTAAAGTGAAAAACATTGCTTCGCGAGGAGATTTTTTTTGTTCACAGCTTCTCTTACCCTCTAAATTCCCTAAGGTTTTACCTAATATCTTAATTTTGAAATGGTAGAAATATTATGAAAGTTACAGACGTACAATCCATGAAGCATACACTCGCTAAGCTTGTTAAATCAGAAACACATTCTACACTTACTTATGACTTTGCTCTGCCATGACAAAGTCTACTATTCTACCCGTGAGCTCAGGGATGAGCCACTTCCTGTAGTGTCAGACCATCCATTTTTTCTCAAAACCAGTAGAAAAACACCTCGAAATCTGACTAAACTCCGACATTGGCTGCCTCTGCAGCGCCCCGTCAATTTGTCGGATTTACTCCACGGGGTTTTTTATCACTTGAAACTGCTGGGCAAAGGCTCCAAGAATCCAGCCCACCAGCGGTACACATTCCCGGCATCCAGAAGCAGGATACCTGAGAGATGTTATATCCTTCGAACATATGAGGAATGTATCGTAAGTAGTTCTATTCAAAGGTGAGTTCATCAAGCCTTAATGGTTTTCTTATAAAAGCCTTTTGGCATTCGATTATGAGTATCTGCCCCTCGCACAATGAGCAAAACACAGGAGAGGATTTACCGGAATCACCATTTCCACAGGTGAACTCCTTAACCACATAAATAGTGCGCTCAACCGTGTTATCTCTGATAAGATTGATATGCCCTGCATGCTTTTCACCTTGTACTATGTATTTAGACTGCTTACTTGTTATACCCTCAGAGAAAATTGCCACCCCTTTATCAAAATCCCAGATAAAAATCTTACGCCCACCGTCAGATACAAGCATTTCCAGTGTCAGCTTGTCATTCGATGCTGGGTCAGACATTCTTGCATAGCATTTTCTAATCACAACACACCTACCAATTTTTAGGTAGAATATAAGCACACCAGAAGCAGCATTCAACAAGAAAATAATCTGTCCTGCATAAGCCAGCCAACTGGCTTTCTCCAACCGCAGCTGACGTAAACACTGAATGGCACACTAGCGCAACAGCTTCAACTGGCAGAAAAGGTCCTCAGGCTTTGACTGCAACACTGACCTGCCCCCAGGATTAGATACAAC